TATATTAATTAAGAATTATGTAAGAGTTGAAGCTCTAATATATGTAACAACATAATAATTTTCAAACATTCATAACTAAAATCATATCCAGTCGTTTTCGCCCTAAGTGGGCTGAATTTACGTCACTAGTAGCGTTCTCACTAAAGATACTTGCATTTTAATTCTCGAGGAACCTAATGAAATCCGGAATCTGATCCATACATACTATGCGAATAAGGGAATTTTGACAAAAACGCTGATTCGTAGCTCTGTTCTACAGGAGGCCATTGGCCACTTGCCATTCATAGTCCAACTGTGTCCAGCTGACTCTAGGGGGAGGCATGCCTTCTTCCTGCAAGAAGGGCTTAAGAGTTCCTAAGAACTCGTCGAAATATTCTCTTCCGTGGCCAAACGCAAAGCGTAAGGCGTCTTCGATGTTGGAAGAAAGTGCTTCTTTGGGGGGTTGTCCTGATCGAATCCAATTGACTAGTTCTTGAATAGTCATGGTTTTGTTCATTCCAGCGTGGTAGTATCCTGGGAATCGTTCATCTTCTTTAAAAGTTCTTTTTAAGAAGGAAAGTTCTTCCAATTTTACAAAACCACCGTTTTCGAAAGTCACTCCTTCCTCTTTTTGAGGAGGGGTGTAGACGATACCGTGTGCTTTATACATTTTGCAAAGCATTTCTGGGTTCCAGAAATCTTTACACTGTTTGCTCACGGCTCCGATAGAATCGTCTCCTGTCTTTACTGTTCGTACATGTGTTTTGAAGGCTGACATGGAAGCTAGTGCTGGTCTAATTGCTCTAGTCATGATCAACCACAAGCAACGGTCCCTGCAATTGTGTCCAACTGTATTTCCTGTTCCTGTGATGTAGTGTCCAGAAGGCATTCCCGTGTTGAGTTTGTATACGGTCTTTCCACATATGTGGACTCGATCAAACAAAGATGTTAAACACATCCAAACCATTTGAAGGTCAGTCTCGGGGGCTACCCATTCGTACCATTTGTAGATGACATCGGCCATCATGTGGATAGTACTGGAATCAAAAGTGCCGTCCCAGGCGGAGAAATCTCCGTCGTAGTAGTTGTTGCCTACACTGGAAAGGTACTTGATGAGTTCCGTCGCGTCCGCTCCTTCCGGATTCAACGCTAATCCGTTTCCTGCTAGTATACCGATCTGGTTATACGTCTCAACAAACGCGCCTAAATACATTCTGTTCAGGATAAGCCATGCGACGTTGTGCATGTTAAAAACTCTCGTTTTTGCTTGTCTGACTTTTGCGATAGGTCTTCTTTCGTCCTTCAATTGATCAACAAAGTAGTTTTCGTAATGAATACTTTCTAATCGTGCTTTTCGGATGGTAATGTCCAATTTGTTTTGTAGAAGGGGGCCGGGTTTGAATAATTCTTGTCCTGTGGAGGAAAAGCCTAATGATTCAAAAAGAAATTTTCGTCCTTTGCCTTTCTTGATCCGCGTAAACGGAAATCCAGGGGAGGTGTCGAATTTCATGGGGTCTAAAATACCGGGGATACCATTGATCGCCTCTTGCATAGTCAGTGTCCGACGTGGACCTGATTTGCCTTTGGTGAGTTCAACGATTTCGGCAACGTAGTCGTCTACTACGATTTGTCTGATGTCAGCAGGGAATTCCTTGATTGACTTAAATTTGTTCAATCCTAACTTCATGGGGGTGGTGCCTGATTCATTGCGAGGGTCATTTCCGTGCAGAAGAGATGGTTCTGTGGTGTGCGGGAAAATTTTGTCGTAAAGAGGGGAGGTACGCAGATCGGTTTTCAAAGGAGAGATGGTAGGTGGTCCATCCAACTCGGCATAGTCGTAATAGACGTCTCCTTCGGGGTAGAGTCGTAAGTCGGTCATTTCGCAGAGGGTTGCTCCTTGAATTTCGGCTTCGTTAAACTCTTTGTGGTGTTTGGGCAAGTGAAACTCGATTTCCTCTCTCCAGAGGACGGATGCGTATCCGATGTCGTCTTTCTTGGGGCCAGCCATGTGGATTCCTACAAGTTTTGCAGGCATAGCGGGGTTCATGCTCATAACAAAGCTGCCACACATTCCAGGTTGGGTTGGAATTTCGTAGCGCCATGTTTTCCACGTAGCGAAACTTTCTAAGATACCCTTGAAATAAGTTCCATCCTGCGCCAGAAGGCGGGGAATAAACAAATCTCTTCGCATGCAATTTTCACGCTGAAAATGTTCAGTAGTGACTAGCATTGCGGGTGTTTCGTGGGCTCGGAGGAGGTCATCGACGGATGAAATGTGGTTCATGATGTCGGCAAATCTGGGGATTGTGGGGAATCGTTCCAGGGAAATGATCATTCGATCATTCTTGATGTTCTCTCCGGTTTCTGGGTTTTTGAGGTCTGCCCAAAAGATAAAATCTTCAGGACCAACCATGATGGTAAACTCAGTCTCTTTTCGGGTAAGCATAATAGGGATTTTGCGTCCTACGCTGCCTTCAAGGAGATGTCGATTGACGATGAGATAATGGGACTTGAGTCCCAAATAGTTCAGGGTTCTTAATCCAGTGGAAATGATTCCACAATTGGAATAGATCTTGGAAGAGATACTGTTGTAGCTCTGGTCTGAACAGCCTTGTGCTAAGGCCTCATCTGGTTTGTCTTTGGGGAAGCCTGGGATCACTGGGTTTTCTTCTGGGGAAGTTCCGGTAATAGTGCGTCCTTCAAGGACAACTTTCCTAGTTACCTGAAGTTTGGGTTTAGCGCCTTTTTCTTTGGCGTACCCTTCAACTTTCTCGGGGGTATTGGGAGGGGTGGGGGGGGTGGTAGGGGTCGCAGTTTCCATTTCGTCTGTTTCGCGTTCGAAATCAGATTCGTCGTGCAGGCGATGTTTGTGCTTGCAGGAGTGGCATACCGTGTGGTGTTTGCCAGGCTCGGAATTTTTGTAGAACTTGTGCATGTGGGTAAAAACCTTATGACAATTCGTGCAGAAATGGCCATGGAGATGTTTTTCTCCATCGTCTGGAAGTTTTGGGTGGTCGGGAGTCATGATAATGAGGGATTCGCAGTCTTCTGTTAGGCAGTTGACTTTGTTGCGAAGTTCTTCTCGATCGTCTACAGTCTTCTTAAAGTATAAGAAGCCGTAGTGGAGAGTCTTACCTATTAGTGCTGCTAAGATGGGAGCAAGCATCCAATAGTAAGGTTGGAGTTTTGCAAGATATTCTTTAATGCATTCTCCAATTTGCCACTCGATGTTTCCGAAGATCCATCCAGTGATAAATCTCCAAGCGGTGGACTTCGTTCTAGTGAAGGCCGTCAGTTCTGCTAGGGTGGTGGAGAAATGATTGCAAAGAATTCCAATGGTGAAAGAGACTAGTGTTTGGAAGAGTCTAAATCCAGTGAAATACTTGTTGTCTAATTTTGTCAAAAGCTCATGAAGATTGCAAAGGGCTTTGGAAAGGTAGTTGAAGTCGTCGTAGGTTTTCACGTCGACCTTGAAACGATATGATAAATCAGGCGTTCCTTCAACGGGTAGGGATGTATGGTAGGATATGGGAATCTTGTTTTTCTTGCCTTTGGCAATACCTAGGCGAGTTCGTCTAATACCATCAGATAAAAGGACGGTTAAACTCTCGAAGCGTTGTTTTTCTTCGGCGGAGAGGACAGGGTGGGTTCTTACTTCCTCCATCGAGTAGAAGATAGCTTGGTAAAGATTGTCATATCTTTCGTCGGTGTATGGGACGGTATACCAAGTGTCTCCTCTTCTTTCGAGGAGAAAAAACTCTGTTCCAACTATCTGGAGGTCAAAATGGCCTATTTTGGGTAGGGCTTGGATGAGGGGTTCATCGTCATCATCGTCTGATGCATCTTCGCAGAAGGCTTCTGTGCCTTCAACCATACGGGAGTTCCAAACTTGTTGGACTCGTTCACGGGGGTTAAGGGTATTGGAAGTAGAAGGAGGGTTGCGGTAATCGTCTTCGTCTTCTGAATCTGTTGTTTCGTCGGCGTAGTCGCGCTCAATGTACTTGATGTTGGCGGCAGCGTCTACTGCGTCTAAAATCTTCTTCTTATGCCATTTCTTTATAACTCGATGATCGGGAGCTCTAAAGACTTGGGTTAGACCTGATGTTATACCCATACGGGTAAGCAACTTGTTCTGATTAAGCATATAAGATGCATAAGAGTGGTTGCATTCAAAGAGGAATTCGGTGATAGTGAAGGGTCCTTCTTTGCGGTCTGTAGCCTTGTTGGGGTTAAGGCGGAAGAATTGGAATTCTGACATGTCGTCTCGGAAAGTAGTTCCTGGTTTTCTGGTGACTTCCCACAATAAATTGCGGCGTCGCCAGTAGGCACTCTTTTCTTTGATTCCATTGGGACTGGGATAGGGATTGTTGGTGTTCGATAGCATGAGCTTCGAAGAGAACCACATTCCTTTTCTGGCAAGGTTTGCCATATTCATGGAGACAGGGATGTTAGATTTATACTGGATGGTAGCAGCAGTCTCTTTTGGGTCATCGACTTGGTCAGCTTCATCATTGATGAATGAAAATTGTCCGTGATAGTTATCACAGAATTCCATTCCTAATGTTCTCTGGAACATACGTCCTTCTTTGGGAACTTTCTGTACGTCAGCAATAGAATTAGCGAGGTCGTATAAAACGCCTCCTTTTCCTATTCCGGGTTCACCAGAAAGACAAATATGGAAGGGGTCAATTCGAAAATCATTAAGCTCTGATAGCTCAAAGATCATGTCGTGGACTCTGTCCATTCTCTTGGAAAGAATTTGGAAATTTCCAATTAATTGGCGGTCCTGAATTTTGTTGCTGAGAATGAAATTTGAAATTTTAGTGTGGTCAGCATAAAGGGTGGCATATTGTGCTCTGTGTGAGGGATCAGTAGCACATTTGCGAAGGAGTTCCGTCGTTCCGGTCATTTCTTCTAATTTCTCTATGAAAGGTTTCATGAGAAGGGAAAGCTTGTTGTCCTCGGTAGCGAAGTCTTCTTTCGTGTCCAGGATGCCTGTTTCAAACAGGGCTTCTCCAACCATTTCTTTGATTGAAGAAAAACAAGTAGCAAGTGCTGAAATGCCTCCTTTGATGTTAATGAGGTCTCGGCCTCGGACTGAAAGGTAGTCAAAGATGGTTTTGCATTTCTTTTCGTCAACATTTGTTCCTCCGGATGCGGTGAAACCCACCGCTATAACGGCGATGGTCAGAAGATTAATTATACTCTTGTTTGTGAAGTCAAGAGCTCCTTGAAGTTCTGATTCCTGTGCAGATTGATTCGAAAATCTCAACACGTGGGAGAAAGCTGTTTTCAGAAAACCAACGTTCACAGATGTGGTAATTGCAAATTTGGTAATGAAGAATCCCCATTTGACGTTTGTGTTTATAACACATGATTCGACAGCGTCAATGATCAAAAGGATCATAGAGGAAATTTTGTCTTGTGGTACTCCTGCCATTCGTGTAATGGTAGAGGCAGCTACTTCTAGGGTGTCGTCAACTTTGTCTAGGGTGGAATTGACGTGATCTCTCATGGGGGTAGAGAACTTCTCAATGCAGCTAACTGCATGTCGGGTAGAAGCGTAGACTCCTCCGGCAATGGCTATTCCGCCGGCGACCATGGCGACTTCCTTGGAAAAGGGCGCAATATGGTCTAGTAGTCCTTCAACAATTCCGGGTCCAGGGGCGGAGTGGGGCCACTGGGGTAAGGGAGGGTAAGTAGTATTGTTGTGGGAAGGGGAGGCGGGGGTTATAGCTCGGGGAAGGGGCCACTTGAGCTTATCTTTGCGGAGGGCGGCTCTAATTTCGTCGTCGGGATACGCATTGCGCATCATTTCGACTAAATTATAGAGGGGAAGGGCATTGGTTTTACCTTTCAATCGGTTTTTCCAATAAGCAAAGGCTTCTTCTGCTGTAGCGTGGGGTTTAAACGGGGCGGAGGGGGTAAATTCCCAAAATCCGTAGCCTAAGCTGAGCTGGGGGATGTAATTGCCCATAGCCATACGGAAAAGACTCTCAGATTCAGAAATTCCTCTATAACCTGACATCCAGAAATCTGGGCCAGTGGAATAGTAGAACATGAACTCATTCGCAAGCTTATGAGCGAGCGTTTCGTAGGAGAAGAGTTTAATCACTTGGTTGTGTGTGACATAGTCTTCATTTCCTCGTGTAATGAAATTACACTCGTTGAGAGGGGAATCGGGTACAGCGAAGGTAAC